TAAGTTTTACAAAACCATCTTTAGCATCTTCTAATGCACCACTAAAATCTCCTGTAAAAGTCTTTTTTATTGCACTACCTAAAAGACCAAACCCCTCTATAGCACCATTAATTTTATCTGTTATGAAAGTCTTAACATTCTTAGCAAAATTCTTTATAGTTTCTACAGGGTTTGTAAAAGCATTTATTATACCCTCTCCTAAGTCTGCTATTCTATCAGTAAGTACACTAACAACTGTACCTATCATTGAAGTTAGTTTTGCAAACTTGTTTTGACCTTCTTCAGAACTTCTAAAAGCAGATATAAGAGATGTTATAGCAATTATTAAAGCACCAATACCTGTAGAGATAATAGCAGCTCTCATTGTTTTAAACCCACCAGTAACTCCTTTTAAAGATGTTTTAAAAGCCTTAAACTTAGATATAGCACCACCTGTAAGATTATCAAGTTGTCCTGTAAGTTCAGAACTTGATTCTGTTGTTTCTTTAACTTCTTTGTTAACACCCTCAACAGCTTTCTCTAAATTTTTAATATCTTTAGTAGCACTTTGCGTGTCTGTTTTTATTACTATTGTTTTTTCTATTGCCATTGTATCTCTTGTTTTAATGCTTTATAACCCTCTCTTAATGTTGTTGGTAGTTTATGTTTACCTTGTGCTATACGGATGTTTTCTGTTTCTCCGTTTGCGTATTTTAAATTATCTAATATCAACTTTATCATTATTCTAATATTATTGTATCACTTTGTTCAGTTATTAGTGTATCTCCGTTTTCTGCAAGAGCAGTAGGTGGAGATAATGTCTTAGATAGTATTGTAGTATCAAAAGAAAAAGCATCAGTACCATTAATATCGTATTTAACTCTTACTGATATAAAATACCAAGTATCACTTTCTAAACCACTTACTTTTAGTGTTGTTGTTGTATTAGGTGCTGCTGTATGCAAACCACCATTAACATAAACATTATATCCTGTTGCACCTGTAACTGCATCCCAAGTAACTGTTATAAAATCACTACCTTTTGTAGATTCAGTAAGTTGTGCTAATCTACCTAAATAAGCAAATTGACTATTTTCTATTTGACTTATAAATTCTTCTTTGTTGTATAATTCTAAATCACTTTTATTAGTTAGTAGATTTGTTTTTATTTTATTTATTACAAATACAGTATTAGCAATAACTAATCTGTCATTTAGTTTTAGCTTTTGCAATATAGATAAAGGTAAATATGCACTTACTTTAAGCATCCTTGCTTTTCTGTCAAATACTGCTTCTACATAATCATCATATCCATTATCAAATAAGTTTGTAGAACTTGAAGGAACTTCTAATAAAAACTCATCTTTTTCCTCACTAAAGTTTAATGATAGTTTATTTACACCATCCCAATTAGTAGTTGTTAGTTGTGTAGGTCGTCTGTAAAAAGCTGGTGTTGTACTATCTATAGTAAATTGACTATTTGTATTTGCTTGACGTTCCATACAAAATAACAATGGCTCTCCTATTGTAGCATTATATTCTCTATCAATAAAAGCACCTTGACCAATTAAAGTAAAAGCACCATTCTCATCAGTTAATCTTTCAAACATCATTTTCTCAAAAGGCACTTCTATATTATAAGTACCACCATCCCATTTAGCATCTGGGTTGTATAATTCATTACCAAATTCAGCTTGATTTATCTCATCTGCATATTCTACTAAAAAACTCTTTTTGCTTTTAAACTTAAAAGACATTTCTTTGTACTGAAACAATCTCTCTAAATTTGCAGTAGAAGAATCTACATATTTAGTAATATCATAACTAAGACCACTATTCATAAAACTCGTTGAGGTCTGAGTAACTATATTATAGCCATCTCTATATACGACTAAGTTAAACATCTTAAACAAACCACTTAGAAAGTCCATTACTTTCATTTTTGGTATTTGTTTGCTTATGTAAAAAGTATTATCAATATTAAAACTAACTGCATCATACAAAGCTGACCAAATTAAAACTGGAGGGTCAAGAACATTAGTTCCTCTATCGTACTTTTCTATTTCAAGTGTTTGTGATGTTATTGTTAGAGCGTTTTCTGTTTGTACCTCAACAATAATATCAATAGGACTTCCTACTGCAAAATCCCTTGCATCTATTCTAAAGTTAAAACATTGAGAAGTACCAGCTTCCCAAGTATAATCAAATAAAGGTTCTTCATCAGAGGTTCTTAATACTCTAATTTCATAAGGAACATTTGTTGATGTATATATACAAACTTGTATGTCATAGTATTGTAACCACCTTCCTCGTGTAACAAACACAGTTCTTGCATCTCCTACAGCTGCACCACTTGGATTACTTGTAAATGTATAATCTGTTTCAGCAGTACTATGAAATCTATTTCTAATTATCTGTGTACCACCACCATCAGTAGAGTTAGTTATAAAACCCTCGTTTCTGTGCATCCACATATAAATATCATCTATTTGTTGTGAATCTAAAAACCCTGTAATATTAAAATTTGATTGACTATTATTAATAGCATTTATAATAGCTCTAATTCTTATAGCTGGTTTTAAGTCAACATAAGATAAACCATTAGAAGTACCAAACTCTTGATAACCACCTGTGGTTGTATATCGCATATTTTTACTATGCTGAATATTAGGTACAAGTACATCAGTTGCATTTGAACCATATAAGCTTTCTAAAGATGTAGCATCAGCAGTAAGTCTATTTCTAATTTGTGCTGAGGTATAGTCAAAATCTAAATCTCCATAATCTAAAGAGCTTAACTCTCTATCTCCTAATACTTCTTTTAGTTCTACTGTTTCTCCATAAAACACTACTTTGTATGCGTGTGCTTTATTGTCTTTTAGTGTTACGCTTTTAAATTGTATCTTTCCTTTTCTATAATCAATACCATTTAGTTTTATAATTGCATCGTGTCTAAAACGAGCATCAAAACTATTCTCAATATTTAAATTTTCATAGTGTCTAAATAGTTTGTTATTTAGTTTAGAAGCTGGTAAATTGAATTGCTGACTAAATGGAGTAAAGACTTTTGAAATATCTCTTACATTTACTAATGATTCTGTTATAGATACGCTTTCATCTTCAAACATATCTACCTTTATGTAATCGCTTTCAATTTTATATGTTTCAACTCCAAAACTTCCACTAAAAATATCAGCACTTAAACTAAGTTGTGTATCACTATCAATAGCTGTAACAAAAGCTCTAAGACCTTGTATGTCTGGTAATACATTTGTAACTAAATCTCCTACATCAACTGTTTCATTAAAATTAGCAGTTGAATCAATTAACTTATCTGTAGCAAAAGAACTTGGACTACCAATAACACTTTTGTAGCCTTTTATATGTAATTGTATTATTTGCATTTATCTTACGTTGTTTATAGTATTAAAGGCAAACTCTATTTCTATTGTATAGTTTATTATCTTGTCATCTAATTGTGTCTTATACGCAAAAGAGCTACTTGTTACTTGTATCGGTAATGTCTGTGATTCTATCTCTATCCAACAATCTTCACTTAATTGCATTTGTTTAAATACCTCGTTATAAGACTCTGGGTAATATCCTGTGTTTAGCGTTAGTTTCTCTTTACCATTCTTAGTAAGTGTCTTATCTTGATGTCTGCTTATATCATAACCACCAGCTACAATTGTATTACGCTTAAACTTCTCTTGCTTTGTTGTAAGAGTTTCATTAGTACGTTTAAAAAACCATATATCTTGTAATGCACCAAACTTATTTACAAATGTAATCTTGTAAGGCTCATATTTGCACTCTGTTACATTATCTATTGTTAGCTTAGTAACACCACTTGTAGTATCTACATATATCGTGTCAAAGTCAAATAAAGTAAACTCATCACTAAAAGCATCTAAACAAGAACTACCCTCAAAAGTACCATTATCTTGTATTACTCTATCCTCAAACTCATCAGAGCCATTTACACCATTTGTAACGTACTCTATTTGTGTTGTACTACTTGTAGTTGAACTAACAGCTTTTGTATATACTACATCTCCGTTTAGCTCATAAGTAACTTGTGTTGTTGTTGAGGTGTCAACAGGAATAGTAGCTGGTGCATCATCTAACTTTACTATTTTAGTATTAGATTGTAAAAGACCTGTGTTATTCTGTGGGTTAGCACCATCCTCAAAAAAGCCATAACCATCAAACCCTTTTAATTGTACAAAAGATGACCAAGTACCAGAAGAATTAGTAAGCTCTATTTTATATCTATAATCTACCCAAACTATTTCAGTTGCATAATCTCCATCAAATGTATGTAGTAAATAATCTCTTACTATTTCCCCTATTTCAAATGTAGCGTTCTGTTCTACTGCTGATGAGGTTAATGTGAACTTATTAGCTCTTGTGTTATTAGAGCCATTATCTTGTACTCCTGTATATACATATAATTCTAAATCTACCTTGACTAAGTTTGTGTTAGTAAAGTTTATGTAATATGGACTTCTTGCGTTTACTTTGCTCATTTGCTTATGTTTACTTGTATTTGTTTTTCTATTCCTATTGCGTATGCTTCTACTAATTCATCTGGCAATCTCTTAAATGCAGCAGCAAAAGGCTTTGTAAAAAACATACTTGGTCTTATTCCTTTCTTATATATTGATTTAGCTATTGCGTAATTCAATCCTTTTCTCTTTTCAAACTTACCACCTTCACCTCTTGGTGCTATTCCCTTTCTAACAGTCCATTTGTCAAATGCCTTAGCTGGTGGCATCTTGTTTGTGTATTTATATGGTGTGTTATATTTCTTTTCTGTACCACTAACCCCTCTGTCTTGAAACTTACCATAATCTACCATATCAAAGCCTAATGACATAGTAGAGCCACTTTGACTTATTTCATACCCTAAACTATTATATAGTTCCTTAGATACGTTCTTTTTGCCTTTAGATAGATTGCTTCTTGATTGTTGTATAACATACTTAGCAAACTTATTTAGCTCATCTCTTAAATATTGTTCTGCTAACATATAGTAATATCATTATGTATTACAATATCCATAGTAGCAGCAAACCCAGCAAGTCTATTATCAAACCTTTCATAAAAAGGCTCTAATGTAGCATCTCCCTCTAATTGAAACTTATCACTATATAGTGTACCTCTGCGTAATACCATTACTAACTTATTCAATACAGCTAATTGTGTATTAAGTACATCTTGCTCGTTGTTGTTACCTCTAAATATGTCTGTTGTTTCTTTCTTACTCTCATCTACAATATCCATAGCCATAACAGTTATGTTAAACAACAATACTTGTTCTTGTGTTGTAATATTGTTTATGATAATATGACATAAAGGAAATATACTTTGCTTAGATAAGTCTATATCAAATATATCTCCTGTTGTAACTGTGTTTACATTAACATCACTTAAGAGCTGTGTCTTAATCGTTTCAGTTAATTGGTAAAATCCTCTTATCCCTGTTTGGCTCATTGATTATTGTTTTAATTATAATTGCTAAAAAAACTACTGATATACTTGTATGACATTCGCATAGTCCTAATAAGTGTTGTATCATTTAAACTTGTTTTTTATTCTTGCTGATTCTATTTCGTTTTTCTCTTTTGTATATTCTAAATACGTTAAGCATTGATGTACGTTTAGTTTAGTGATATTTTCAAATTTTGTAATATCTCCGTTAGCGATTCCATAGAGTGCGTTAAACCATCCCCATTTGGATGAGAAAGCAGATGCTGAGCTAAAGCTATCTCGTTCTTCTTCTCCAAAGAGTTCATCATAACCAGAGATAAGTCCTTGCCTAAATTGTAAAAAAAAACTATTGCACCTAATACTGCATCTAAAGGAAAATCTTTAGCATCTTCACTTGTATCTGGGTTATAGTCTTTTATCTTGTATCTATGCCCTCTCTTGTGTTCTATTGGTCTGAATAATACATTTACTGCTCTATGTAAATTATCATTATCGCCTATAAAAGTATCTAAGTCCATATACTCTCCAAAGCTCATATCATCTAACTCTGGTATAAAGCCATACTCCACACCATTAAGTGTGAATCTATTTATAAGCTGGTGTTGTGCATCAAACATAGTATTTATGATTTCACAGACCTCAGCAATATCTGTAGCTTTCATATTCCTTACTACTATCTCTGGAACGTTACAAAATATCTCTACTATCTTTAATTGTATCGCAGAATCATTTGTATCATCTAACTTGCTTTCTAACTTTGCAAACTCTTGGTATTGTTTAAGAGTTACATCATTTAAACTTGTCGGTATTCTTAGATTAACTTTCATACTAATATATAAACGTTTTTAAATTATTTTAGTGAACAATATACTTACCTCTATTAGGATTTTGTAATTGATAGCCTACAGCGTATCTAACTGCATCTATCAAGTGATTATACTTGTCTATTGGTGTATTGCTTTTTCTTTCTAACCATCTATAGTTGTTTAGTTCTTTGATGAGGTTTGTACTATCTGGACTTACCACTAAGTCATAGTCTTGTAGTAGGCTTATTCCGTATGTAACACTACCTTGACCTTTTATACTTGGCTTTACGTTACAATGTCTTTTAAGTTCTGTTATTAGTCTTGGCTCTGCACTATCAGCTACTATCAAACCATCTCTTGCGTGTTTCTGATTTAACTCTGCTATTTGTGATGTTGTTAGTCTTGGTAAGTAAAAGCATTCTTTTAGATATATTGTCTTATTAGCTTTGTCTATGTTTACCTCAACTAATGTAGATGGGTCTGCTGCAAATCCGTAATCTTGACCCCATACACTTACGCTACTTCTTTTAAACTCTCCTATAGTCCAGTTGCTAAATATAACACCCTCAGCTTTAGACATCCAAGCACCTAACATCTGTTGTTTGTATTTCTCTGGACGTCTTGACCTCATCTGGTCTATTTGATCTATATAGCTTTTAGATAAGTTCTCTAAGTTGTCTAAGTATGTGGTGTGTATATAGGTAGTGTTTTCTTTTGTTGTATTGCTTCCCTCTTGTACCCCTCTATCCTCAAAGAAGCGTGTATATATAAAGTGTTCTTTAGTAGTTGGGTTTAGTATTAGGATAACTCTGTTTTGCTTACCTTGTTGTCTTACTGATAAGTCTATTGTGTCAAACTTCTGTTCGTCTGTTAGTTCCTCAGCTTCATCTACTACCCAAGTTGTAATACCTTGCAGAGATTTAAGGTTTGCAGTCTGGTCACCACTTGATGTCTTGATACCTCTAAAGATTATCTTGCTTCCTGTCTTTTTGTTTAGTATCTCGTCTTTTGTTATGTGAAAGTCGTGTACACAATTAAAGAGTTCTAACTTGTCTATGAACTCTGGTATAATTGATATGTATGCTGAGGTTAATGTATAACGAGTAAACAGGATTGTGTGTCCTTGCTCGTATGTAAGCATAACT